ACTTTGCACCATTAATTGATCATTTACCACCCATCCGTGCGCCTCAGTCCTAAGTATATTTGAGTTAATTAGCTTGCCCACCAGCCTTGATGTCTCATTAGAATTGAGCATTTTTTGCACAGTTGCTTTTGCAATGCCTTGCTTATCTAAGTATTCTTTAAGTGCTGAACGTGAGATATAGGGTTCACCATTGAGGTCTTCGGCACCAGAATCGAACCATGCATTCTCGAACATCTTGCGATGTTCCATTAATTTATTGTCGGCCGCGGTTGCCCGTATCGGTGCCTCGACTATTTCAAGTGTGGCACTTGTGACGGGTTCTCCGTCCTCATCGAACCAGCCTGGTATCACAATCGGTGCGATCCGAGCATACAAGGGTTCTGCTAATTCACCGTCTTTTTGCTTGCGCTGGACAATTTCAAGTGGCTGGCCGTCTTTTGATGGAACGATACTGATCTCAATGTCCAAGGCACCGCGCCAAGCACTTGACCCTCTGGCTCGATGCTGTGCCTCCTCACTGACTCCTGTGTGATGTACCAGCAACACGCTACAGTTAAACTCCCGCATGAGGGCGGCACAGGCATCTAGCATCCCTTTGGCGTCCTGAGCACTGTTTTCGTCGCCCAAGAGGAACCGGTGCAGGGTATCGACGACGATGATGGATGGTGGGTGCGGTAGCATCCTGATCTGATTGGCTGCCTTCTGATAGCCTTCTGGAGTGTTTAAGTCACAGCCTGACTTGGATATCCACATTTTGAGCGATTTGATCTGGTGCTTATGTTTCCATGCAGCGACCCGACCTTTTAAGCCTTGATGACCTTCGCCTGCCAAATATACGACTGTGCCGGATTTGACCTTATTGCCTGCCCAAATGGCAGTGGCTGAAGCGATCGACAATGTCCAATCGAGTACAGCAAAGGTCTTGCCACCACCACTTGGACCGTGCACCATGATCAGGGACTGTTCGGGTAACCACTTTTTAACGAGCCATGTAATGGGCTGTGGCTTATCGCTGAAATGATCCGCGCCAATTAACCAATCCTCAACGGTTGGATTGAGCAGCAACAACAAATCATTGCCAGCCTGTGCGTAATCGTTTGCATCGCCCAACATGGGTGGCATAACAACCCTGACACCATGCTTGGCGGATGCCTTGGTGGCTTCGTTCAAGCCTACGCCTGAGACGTCGTGATCAGCCACAATCACAATGTCTTGGGTGGCACCGTACTTGGTGCGCATGATACCGGCGACGTTAGATAGGTTATTGGCACTGTACGCCACACAAACCGCCTCATTGGTCGCCTCGTGTATTGTGGCCGCGGTCGCAAAGCCTTCGGCGATATAGAGGGTTTGCTTCAACTCCCCAATCATCCAGAACCGTGCGCCTGTGACACCACCCGTGTGATACAGCTTATTACCGTCGCCATCGATGTATTGAAGGCTGGATAACTCGCCATCATTACTAAACAATGGCACAACTAAGCGCCCGTCGCCCGTGACTCTGGCACCGTGTGCGCTGATGCCTTTTCGTTTGAGGTATGGATGATCGGGACTTGCTGGGGTGCAAGTTGGCCAGATCAGCTCAACTGTCTCGGCGGCGACCTCATGCTTGCGCTCAAGCTCGGCATCACGAAGCTTCTGGGCTTCGACAATTTGCCCCTTATATTTCATCTCTTGCGCAAACGTGTATTTGACACCCGTCTCAGCACGTCTTTGGCTTTGAAGTCCTGTCTTCCAACACCCAAACACAATCACGGGGATGGGTGACTCATAAGCTATGTACCAACCAGGCGTTTTACGCTTATCGTCATCACTCGCAAAGCGATGTATTTTGCCATCAAGAATAATATCTCTGGGTGCGTGCAATCCAGACTCTATGATGGCGTCAATGAACTGCACTTCTGGTGAAGCATAGACTTTATCTGCTGGTGGCGACCAATTGTCGCCCAGTATGGAGGAGAGGTTGGTCATTTATTTTTCTCGGCTCTAAGTTTGCCATCTGTTTTTATTTGCAATTCATACTGCCTGCCCATCGGTGGTGTCTCACCCCACTGGTAAATCGTTTGCGGCCATGTTTTAAGCGCCTCCGCAAGCTGTCTGATGCCGCCAAAGTGGTCTATTGCTTCCTGTGTTTTCATCTTATTTCCAATTAAATTGAAATACTTGTTGACACAATAACATTAACTGTGCAATAATTCAATCAATCGCTAAACGGATGTTCCAAACAGCGACTAACTTAGGAGAGCCAAATGGCTATCAATCTTCGTAGTACCAAAGGCATTCACGCCAATGGTGTCAAGCTTTTAGTTTATGCAAACGCTGGTGCTGGCAAAACCTCACTTATCCCGACATTGCCAACACCGGTTGTGTTGTCGGCTGAGGGCGGTCTGCTGTCCATCGCTGATGCTGACGTGCCTTTTGTTGAGGTGTCATCGTATGACACTTTGATGGAAGCATACAAGTGGGTGACGGGATCGGACGAAGCCAAGCACTTCGAGTCGATCGCTTTAGATTCAATCAGTGAGATTGCTGAGGTTGTTTTGAACCATGAAAAGAAAGTGGCAAAAGACCCAAGGCAGGCTTATGGCGCAATGCAGGAGCAGATGGCCGACATCATTCGTGCGTTCCGTGATATCCCTAAGCATATCTATTTCACAGCTAAATGCGAGAAGACGGCTGATGAAACCGGTCGGATTCTTTATGCGCCTAGTATGCCTGGTAACAAGACAGGTCAGCAATTGCCGTACTTTTTTGATGAGGTGCTTGCTTTGCGTGTCGAGAAAGATGCCGAAGGCGTGGCGCAACGTGCGTTGATGTGTGACAGCGACGGTATCTGGCAAGCCAAAGACAGGTCCGGCAAGCTTGACACTTGGGAAGCACCCGACCTTGGTGCCATTATCAATAAGATTGGGGGTTGAGATGTCTAAACATACTCCCGCTCCGTGGAAATGGCACGACGATTACTCACAACTTTATCAATCTGCATACGATTGCGTAGGAAGTGATGTTGTTGTGCTAGATGGTCATCAAATGTTGGATGGGACTAGAGAAGTTAGGTTTGCCAACGCTCGATTGATTGCTGCTGCCCCTGATCTGTTTAAGTTGGTTCAAGATATGTTGGCTAACTTTTATGACCAAGAACGCAACGACGAAGTAATTGAAATTGTTGCTCAAGCAAAGTTTACGATTGCCAAAGTTTTAGGAGAATCAACATGAACCTCTACCAACTCTGGATTCTTTCCAAAGACGCCGAGAAGACGGCTATCGAGAATCGTCGCAACATTGAAGATCAATTAGTCGCTGCACTTGGCATTGAGAAAACCCTCGACGGCACTCAGAACATTGAGACTGAGGGCTACAAGGTCAAGGTTGTGGGTCGCTTAGATCGCAAGGTCAATGCCGACAAGCTCCAAGACTTAGCAGCAGAGCACGGTTTGACGCAGCACTTATCTAGTCTTTTCCGCTGGAAACCTGAAGTCAATGCCTCGGCATGGAAGTCAGCAGATCCACTTATTACTGCACCACTGCAAGACGCAATAACGACTACCAACGGTCGCCCATCTTTCACAATCATTAAGGAATAAATATCATGGCACAACTTCTCGAAACTTTCAGCGTTGACTCGCTGCCCACACCCACCAACAATTTCGAGCCATTGCCGGCTGGGTGGTACACCGCGGTGGTTAACGGTGCGGAGATCAAAAACACCAAGGCTGGCACCGGCCAGTACATTGCGGTGCGCTATGACATCACAGGACCCACCCACCAAGGGCGCGTGGTGTTTGGTAACTTGAACATTAAGAACCCAAACCCCAAGGCCGAAGAGATCGGTCGCCAGCAACTTGGTGAGCTTATGCGAGCAATTGGCTTGACAACCGTGCAAGATACTGATCAATTAATTGGTGGTCAGTTAAGCATCAAATTAGATGTGCGTGAGTCTGAGCAGTATGGCGCATCGAATGACGTCAAGGGTTATAAGTCTAACGGCACTTTGCCGGTGGTTTCATCAGCTAAAACAACACCTCTTAAAGGTGTTCCTCCTTGGACTAAGAAGTAATTAAAAAAAATGCCCCTGACCACACGGTTGGGGGCAAAAGAACCAAGGAGAACTACATGAAAATACCTGAGTCAGAATACACGATTTCAGCACTTATTGACAAGCACCATGAGTCCATTCAGGGTGGTGCCCGACCTCACATGGGGGCTAGCATACTGGGTCATCCTTGCGATCGGTGGTTGTGGCTATCGTTCAGAATGGCGGTGGTCGAACACTTCCCAGGACGCATCCTGCGCCTGTTTCGTCGTGGTCAAGAGGAGGAAGCACAGGTTGTGTCTGACTTGCGCGCTATTGGTATCAGCGTACAGAAGACCGGTGCTAATCAGTTGCGGGTGGACTTCGGGTGCCATGTGTCGGGCAGCATTGACGGCATCATTGAGGGTGGTGTGCCAGAAGCATCAAGCACTAAGCACATTTTAGAGATCAAGACGCACGGCAAGAAGTCGTTTGATAGTCTACTCAAAGATGGCGTAGAGAAGTCAAAGCCCATGCACTATGTGCAGATGCAAATGTACATGGCGGGCATGAAGCTTGATCGTGCTTTGTACTTGGCGGTCTGCAAAGACGACGACCGTATCTATACCGAGCGGGTCAAGCTTGACAAGGTTGTGGCACAGAAAGCCATTGATCGTGGGCACCGGCTGGTTAAGTCTGATCGTATGCCACCACCCCTGAGCACCGACCCCACATGGTTTGAGTGCCGGTTCTGTGCGGCGCATGAGTTTTGCCATAAGACGCAGTTGACTAAGGAGGTTAACTGTCGGACGTGCGCAAACAGTACGGCTAAAGAGGACGGGACTTGGCATTGTGAACAATACGACGTGACACTGGACTTTGCCAATCAGAGACAAGGTTGTGAAGCGCACGTTCTGCACCCAGACTTGGTGCCGTGGCCACATAAAGTTGTGGACAACACTGTGACTTGGATTACGCCAGAGGGTGATATTAAAAATGGTGCTAAAGACGCCAGTGTCTTTTCAAGCCGTGAGATTGTGGCCAATCACAAGGTCTGTGCCAGCCCTGATGAGTTTATCAAGAGTCTGCGCAAAGACTTTGGTGCGGAGATATTTTGATGAGATACCTATCCGTTTGCGCTGGCATTGAGGCAGCAACCGTTGCATGGCATGATCTTGGCTGGCAGCCTGCTGC